GGTAGAACAAATCAAACCGAAGTATGAAACGCAAGAAGAAATGATATTGCGCTTGGTTAGAGAACATAAAGAGAATATAGACAATATCACAATGGGCGAAAGATATTATAATCATCACCCAGATATATTAGACGCTCCTTCCAAAAAAGATGTAAACGGCGACTATGACGAAACTAAACCGGACTGGCGCATGTATACTAACTACCATCAAAACTTAGTAGACCAGAAAGTAGCTTATGCAGTTGCTAATCCTGTGACATTTGGTGTAGATAATGACAAAGCATTAAAACAAATACAACACACACTTAATCACAAGTGGGATGACAAATTAGTAGATATATTAACTGCTGCAAGTAATAAAGGTATCGAATGGGTTCAACCTTATGTAGATGAAGAGGGAGAATTTAAAACGTTTCGTGTACCTGCAGAACAAGCTGTACCTATTTGGACTAATAAGGAAAGAGATGAACTGCAAGCGTTTATCCGTGTATATGAATTAGACGGAGCAGAACGTGTTGAGTATTGGACAAAAGATGATGTGACATTCTATGAATTGAAAGAAGGGCAACTCATTCCTGATTTCTATCGTAGTGAAGATCATATACAACCTCATTACTATCAAGGTAATAAATTGATGAGTTGGGGGCGCGTTCCTTTCATTCCGTTCAAGAACAACCCGCAAGAAGTATCTGACTTATTCATGTACAAAACAATTATAGACGCGTTAGATAAGCGATTATCAGACACACAAAACACTTTTGACGAATCAGTAGAGTTAATCTATATCTTAAAAGGTTACGAAGGTGAAGATATGAAAGACTTCATGCATAACCTTAAATACTATAAAGCAATTAGTGTTGCAGGAGAAAGTGGTTCTGGCGTAGACACTATCAAAGTAGAAGTGCCTATTGACTCTGTTAAGGAATACACGAAGATGTTACGTGATTACATTATAGAGTTTGGACAAGGTGTAGACTTCCAACAAGATAAATTTGGTAATAGCCCAAGTGGTATTGCACTTAAATTTATGTACAGTAACTTAGACTTGAAAGCTAATAAATTGAAGAACAAAACACTTACTGCATTACAAGAGTTGTTGCAGTACATTATCGACTTCTACAGATTAGATGTGAAAGTGCAAGACATCGAGATTACATTCAACTTCAATGTAATGGTTAATGAGTTAGAAAACTCTCAAATCGCTATGAATTCTACAGGGTTATTATCTAAAGAAACTATTCTTGGTAATCATTCGTGGGTACAAGATCCTGTAGCTGAAATGGAAAGAATAGAGCAAGAAAACATAGAACTCAATCAACAACTCCCTGACATTGAGGAGGGATTGAATGACGAACAACAAAGACAATCCGAAGATAACCAATCAGAATGACATAGATAACTACATCGACAAACTGGTTAATCAAGCAGAGAAAGAAATCGAAATACTATTTGCTAAACGTTTGAAAGAAATCAAACAGATTATTGCGAACATGTATGAGAAATACGATAGAGATGAACCACAAGTGACGTGGACTGAATTCAATAAATACAACAGGCTCAACAAAGAACTTAATCGTATAGGACAGATGTTATCTCAAGACTACAGAGAAGTCGCTAAGGCTATCAAACAATCACAACAGAACGTCTATATCGAAAAGTACATGATGAGCCTATTTTTGTATGAAGTAGCAAGTCAAACGTCTATGAACTTTGATATACCTACTCCGCAGACAATACAGACGGCAATTGAACAACCTATTGAGTTTATCAAGTTAGTACCTACACTACAGAAACATCGTGATGATACATTAAAACGTATTCGTACACACATAACACAAGGCATTATGAGTGGTGAGGGATATTCTAAGATAGCTAAAGCATTAAGAAATGATTTAGGTATGTCAAAAGCTCAATCAGTAAGAGTAGCACGTACAGAAACAGGACGCGCATTGTCACAAGCAGGATTAGATAGTGCAATGGTAGCTAAAGATAACGGACTTGATATGAAGAAACGTTGGTATGCTACTAAAGATACACGCACACGTGATACACACAGACACTTAGACGGCACTTCGGTCGATATTGAAGATAACTTTCACTCAAGTGGTTGTGTAGGTCCTGCACCTAAATTATTTGTTGGTGTAGCTAGTGCAAAAGAGAATATTAACTGTCGTTGTAAGCTTCTTTATTACATAGACGAAGATGAATTACCTACAACGATGAGAACTAAAGAAGATGGTGTGATACCTTTCACTAACTATAGAGAGTGGGAGAAGAACAAACGTAAGCAGTAAATACTCGACCTTAGCACCGTCGTTAAAAGGCTTCTTTTTTATACAAATCTTTCGTGTCGTAACACGTTAAAAACGTAAAAGGAGTAGTTAAATATGGACTTATACGCATTATTAGGGCAATTTAAAGACGGTGAAATCGATAAACAGAAAGTGATTGATGCTATTGATGAATCGAAATCAGGTATGGTACCACGTTCTCGATTGAATGATAAGAACGCTGAAATCGATGAATTAAAAGCAGAGATTACTAACCGTGATGAACAAATTGCCAAGTTACAAGACTCTGTGAAAGATGATAGCGAGTTACAAAAAGAACTCGACGAATTAAAAGATAAAAACGCAGAGTGGCAAACTAAGTACCAAGAATCACAATTGAATAACGCTGTTAAGTTAGCAGTTGCTAAAGATGCAAATGACGCTGACGATATTCTAGCTCTCATTAACAAAGACGAGTTAGAACTACAAGACGACGGCAATGTTAAAGGTTTAGATAAAGCGATTGAATCGTTAAAAGAGTCTAAGTCTTATTTATTTGCTGAAAGTAAACCAAGTGGGCGCACACCATATGACGGCAAAAAAGTAAATGGTGGAATCACGCAAGAAGAATTTAACAATATGAGCGTCGCAGAGAGAACTAATCTATTCGTTAACGATAGAAAAACTTACGACACTCTAATAAACAATTAGAAAAGAGGTAATAACATATGGCACAAGGAACAACAACTAAAAGTACACAAATCGTTCCAGAAGTATTAAAACCTATGATGCAAGCAGAATTAGATAAGAAATTGAGATTTGCACAATTTGCAGACATTGACAGTACATTAGTAGGACAACCAGGTGACACTTTAACTTTCCCTGCATTTGTTTACAGTGGTGATGCTACAGTAGTACCTGAAGGACAAAAAATTCCTGTAGACAAAATTGAAACTAACAGACGTGAAGCTAAAATTCATAAAATCGGTAAAGGTACTGATATTACTGATGAAGCTTTATTGTCTGGTTATGGTGACCCTCAAGGAGAAGCAGTACGTCAACACGGTTTAGCTATTGCTAACAAAGTAGATAACGACGTGTTAGAAGCTTTACGAGGTACGAAATTAACAGTTAGTGGAGATATTGGTACATTAGCAGGTTTAGAAGCTGCAATTGACACATTCGATGATGAAGATTTAGAACCAATGGTATTATTCATTAATCCTAAAGACGCTGGTAAATTACGTTCTAGCGCTTCAGATAACTTCACTCGCGCTACTGAATTAGGCGATAACATTATCGTTAAAGGTGCGTTTGGCGAAGCGTTAGGTGCTATCATTGTACGTTCTAAGAAATTAGATGAGGGCGAAGCTATTTTAGCTAAACGTGGTGCAGTTAAATTAATCACTAAACGTGATTTCTTCTTAGAAACTGACCGTGATCCTTCAACTAAAACAACTGCTTTATACAGTGATAAACATTATGTAGCATACTTATATGATGAATCTAAAGCAGTTAAGGTTACTAAAGGCGCAGGAACTACAGACTCAGGCGCATAAAAGGAGGTAGTGACGTATGTATAAAGTAATCGAATACTTCACAGACTTACAAGATGACAACTACGAATATAACGTTGGAGATACGTTCCCTCGTAAAGGTTTAAATGTAAGTGATGAACGATTAGTCGAACTATCCACAAAAGAGAACCGTCAAAACAAGCCCCTTATTAAGCGTGTAGAGAGCGATAAAGACTTAAAAAGTATGAAAGTATCAGAATTAAGAGAACTCGCTAAAGAACGTGAAATAGAGGGCTTTTCTAGTATGAAAAAAGATGAACTCATTGAAGCATTAGGAAGTGTTGAGTAATGAACGCACAAGACGTTAAATTATTAAACAATCTCTCGCTCGATGATACTTCAAATGACGAAACAATCGAATTACTTATTGAAAAGTATCTGAATGTAGCTGAAGAATATTGTAATCAAACATTCAATAGGAAGTCATTACCTAGTAATGTAGAGAAATTCATTGCTAACTGTATTAAACAAGGTACGACTAGCAATATTTCTTCACGTACTATGGGTACTGTGAGCTACACTTTCGTTACTGATCTACCTAAGGAAACATACGGTTACCTTAAACCATTTAGACGCTTACGTTGGACTGGTTATCATGTTTAATCCATTAAATGAGTTTCCTCATACAATCGAATTAGGCTCAAGAGAGGTTGTAGGAGAGTATCCACGTGAACAAGAGCGCTTTAAGAGCGAAAAAACAATACAAGGATTTATGGATACGCCTACTTCATCTGAACAACTCAAGTTTCATCAAATGAACCAATCATACGACAGAAACCTATATACGCCGTACAGCCTGCCAATAACTAACACAAACTTATTTAAATACAACGGTAAAACTTACGAAGTAGTAGGAGAACCTGTCGACCAAGGCGGGCAACAAGAAATCAACTTAACAAGATTGAGAGAATGTCCTATTGGCTAAGGTTAAATACGGAAATTGGGATTTAGTTAAGGAACTTGAGGAGTTTGAAAAAGAAACGATTAGATGGGCTAAAAAAGGTATAGCCAAGACAACAACAATTATTCACAATTCAATAGTTAGTAACATGCCTGTTGATACCGGTTATCTTAGAGAAAGTGTTTCTATGGACTTTAAGAAGGGCGGATTAACAGGCGTTATTAATATCGGCAGTGAGTACGCAGTTTACGTCAACTACGGTACAGGGATATACGCAGTCGGTCCGGGTGGTAGTCGTGCAAAGAATATCCCGTGGCGTTACAAAGACGCAGACGGACATTGGCACACAACTAAAGGGCAACATGCACAGCCTTTTTGGGAACCTGCAATCGATGAAGGTAGAGCGTTTTTCAATAAGTATTTTTCATAAGGTGGTTAAGATATGTGGGTATCAGTAGAACGGTATCTGTTTAACAAGATATATAACAAATTAAAAAGCAACCCTATCATCAAAAAACAGCTTGGTGGTAGGGTTTTTGATTGCGTTCAAAAAGACGCTGTTTACCCATATATCGTTGTGGGTGAAACAAACGTCACTAATAAAGAAACGACAACGAGTATGTTTGAAGATGTAGGCGTAACCTTACACGTGTATAGTCAAGCGAGAAATCGTGATGAAGTAGCACAAATCATTCAGTTTTTAGGTCATGTACTTAATACTGAATTTGAAATCGAACATTACTCATTCATTAAAAGTCGGATTGATACACAAGAAGTGATAACTGACATAGATCAGTACACGAAACACGGTATCATCCGGCTTGTTTTTAAATACAGACACAATACTTTACAAAGGAGTGTAACGAATAGTGCAGAATAAATACATTGCAGCGTTACAAATCGCTGACAAAGATTTAGCAAGCAAGCTGAAAGAAGAAGATGCTATTCTGTTAGCTAGTTTAGCTGAAGGTGGACACACAATCAGTAATGACTTAGCTGAAATGATTACAGGTGGCAAAAAAGACTATAGTCGTAACTCTGTAGAAGAAGAAATCAAGTTAACTGTTGACCGTGTACCTGGCGACAAAGGTCAAGAAGCTTTAGATGAGTCAGTTAAAAACTTCAAACAGTTACGATTATGGATTTGGGAAGTTAAAAAACGTGATGGTAAACATCATGGTATTTTCGCTTATGTAATTATAGAAGAGCAAGAATGGTCATTTGATGATGAGGATGACAAAATCGAAATCACTGCAAAAGTTAAATTTAACAGTGCTAACGGTTCTGTTGATTCATTGCCACCAGAATGGCTCAATCCTAGTGCTGCTGCTCCTACAGTTGAATGGGAAGATATGGGAGCTTATACAGACTCATATGAAAATCGTACACCTAGTGCTGGTGCATAACTTTACGAGGGCATTAAGCCCTCTATTTTTTTGTAAAAATAACAGAAAGAGGTTAAAGAATGACTGAAAATACAATCAACCCTATTACTGAATTAGAAATCAACGGAGAAGAAGTAGAAGCAAAAGCTACTTTCTTATTTGATAAAGCGGCTAAGAAATTCGCTAAAGACGAGCAAGATGAAAATGGTAAAACTACTAAAGTATCTGGTTTTAATGCTATTTATAACGGTATTTTAGAACGTGATCCAATCGCAATTGCAGACTTTTGGGAATGTGCAACGGCTTATTTAGGTAAAAATGCACCTAAACGTGAAGATATCGAACAAACACTAATGGAAATTATTGATGAAAAACAAGACTCTATCGAATTATTACAAGGTGCATTGCAAGTTTTAAATCATAGTGGTTTTTTCAAGCAGAAATCACGTCTATTCTGGACACAAATGAATTCAGCGCCATCTATGGTCAAAGAAGAAGAGAAAGAGTCTACGAAGAACGGTATCGAGTTCATGAAGAACAATTACAAAGAAATCATGGGCGAGCTACCTTACTAGATTATTCAGAAATACGGCAGATAACCAGTCAATACATAGGCTATCTTCCTTATGATGAATTAATGAGTTTGACGCCTAATGAATGGAAAGACTGGGTTGTAGGTCGTAGATTGGCGTTACTTGATGAACAAGAAACTTTATTATTTGGTGCTCAAGCTAACGGTCTTGTGCAAGCTGGTAAATCACTTAAACGATTACAGAAGCAGTTAGAGCGTGCAAGATACGAAGTACGTGGACAGTCAGAAGAATACGAACGTATGAAAGAACGTAAGTTAGCACATAACAAACGCATTAGAAATGTTCAGAAACAAGGTACACGACGCTTTATGAATTCATTACGCAATACTAGTCAAAAAGGAGGTTAGCCATGAATAAAAACTTTATGGCTCGTATATCGGCGATCATTACAGATTTCCAACGGAATATCAGAAAAGCTCAACGTATGGCAAAAACTGAAATACCCGATGAAATCGAAACACAAGTCGATGCGAATATCAGTAAGTTTAAACGAGC